TCCAAGCTGGCAACTGGCGTTGCAACTGTTTTGTCTATATATTTGTCGGCTTCCATAAGGACAGCCTTCAATACGTCGGCGTTAAATGTAGGCGCAACTTGGCGTATTGTAGCGCCAAACTGCTTATCTGTTTGGTCTATCATACCCAATAAACTTTGGTATGCGTCTTCGTTGCCGCTTTGCAAAACAGCCACACCTATGTTGCGAAGACGCTTCAAATCTTTAATTTGATAATCCAAATCTTTTTCGCGTATATTCGCCGTTTGCGTCTGCGCTGCGCGCTCTTCTGCCCTAGCAGCAAAATCCATCTCCTGCGCCGTGCGCTGCGCTTGACGCTCAGCCGCGCGCTGCTGCGCCACCGTGTTTAGCATCTGGCCCATCTGCGCGGTTACGCGCGCTGGATCGGCAAGCTGTGGGTTGCGCGCCTGAAGGGCTATCATTTGGTTTGCCATGTTCAATTAACCTTTTGGAATACCGCCGGGGGCGCCGCTATTGTAATAGTTCATCATAGCGTTCTGCATCGGATAGTTTGTCGCAATACCGCCAATCTGACCAAGGGCGGTGTTGAGCGCGTTAGCCTGACCGACGTAGCCAGACGCGCGTGCAGCGCCAGCGTTGTAGATATTCGACGCTTCGTTCTGGCCCATCTGTCCAGCAGCGCCTGTAAGCACGTTGGTTGCTGACTGACCTGAACCCATCAGCGATTGCAGCGGGTTAAGGCGCGCCGACCGTTCAACCTGAAAACGATTGAACGCGTTCTGATATTCTTGGCTGGCTAAGTCTTGGCCGAAACGCTGCACACCCTTCAGGGTGGAGCCGGACAGCAGATTGCCGCGTGCGGCTGCCGACCGCTCTAGCGCCTTCATGCCTTCCGCTTGGCGGAAAGCATAACCGGGGTCTTGCTGGAATTGATCTGTACCAAAGGATTTCGCCATGCTGCCGTAGCCAGCGGCGGTCTTGTCACCGCCGATGCCCAGCAACTGCATAATCTCTTGCTGTGCTGTCAGGCCACCTTGGCGAAACGGCTCTTGCAGTTCCGTCTGCCGCTGGAACATCCGCTCCTGCGCTGCGGTCGCGTCTTGCGCGGCGCGCTCTTGCGTTCTGGCTGCTTTTTTAGCGCCACTAGAGGCGATCATTCCGCCGCCGATTGCGCTGGCGGCGCCGATACCGGCTGCGATTACTGCTGGTGGCATTTCGGTAACTCCATCTTATACAGGTCGTATGCGGACCCAAGGGTATATATCATTTCACCTGTGGGTTGCATACCCCCCTTGCGCGCGTACATATACACGCTAGGTGCGTTGGGGGCAATCCGCGCCCACAGCGTCTCAGCACCGTTTTCTACGGCGTAATCAATCGTAAACTGACGCGCCTTAGCCGCCCACTTACCGCGGCCTTCCGGCAATACCATCACATGTACTTCGTAAACATTAGGTGATGTCCACGCCAACACATAGCCGCCATGCTCACCCATTAAAAACCAGTTCTTATCAAACTGGACCGCGTCAGTAAAATCTAACTCGCCCACACTTACCGCGCCTATAAATGGGCGAACGTCGGGATGGTTAGCCACCCCGTTGATCCGCTCCACATCAAAGCAGCGTTCGAGCATTAGCTAACCAGACGACCTGACGCGCGGATGTTGATGGCCGACGCCGTGCCAGCGATGGTGCTGATGAAGCCATTGTTAGGCAGCACATGGCCTACCAGTTCTGGGAACGTATACGTCTCTGACGGCTGGAGCGTCTTGGTCTTGACAATCAAGTTGTCATTGCCGGCGCTGCCCGCAGCCGTCACAAGGTTGACGCTGATCGTCGCAGCCGACACGCTGTAGTTAGTCGCGGTAAACTTGTCGATGATCGTCTGCACGCCGTTCGACGTGTACTGCGTCGTCTGGCTGTTTTCCGCTGTCTTAGCGGGGATGATGTTACTGATAGTTACGGCCATTTATACCTCCAAGGAACTCACGTTGTCAGTCACGCTCAAAATAATTGATGGGATGGCTGGGTGAACAGCCGTGGCAGGGTCTGCAAACAGCGAAATGCCCGTGTTATCCACTTCCCACATTAACTCAAAATAATCGCCTGCGTTCATCTGTAGCAAAAAATTCCACGCTGCGACATCCTCAGAATTGTTTCCCTGCATACGGATGGCAGTTGCGCTGTTAGTTACGTCAGTGCCGTTCTTGCGTAGCCACACCCAAACGCGGTGCGCGCCGCCGCCAGTGTTGAGGAACTGCGCGGAAAACTGAATGTTGTAGATGTTGGAGCGGTCAACAAAAATACGTGAAGTCGGCGTGCCGCGCGTCACGCCGTAAGATATATCCGTCGCGTTGAACGTCATGGCGTAGGCCGTGTTGATGACAGCAGCGGTCTGGTCAGTCGTGTCGTAGAACGAACCGTAGCGCGGCGAGATAAACTCTTTCGGCGGTGGGGCCAACGCCAACGCCTGAAGCTGTGACTGGATGACTGCAATCTCGCTTTCCGACGCGGCAGGCGGCGCGACGCCAGTGGCCTGTGCGAGACTGTTGACCTTAGCGTCAACGTCAGCCGTAGCGGAACAGCAGTCAGGCGCGCTTTCGGTTGTCTGCGCCAACGACTCTAGCATGGCGTCATAGGACGCTATCAGCGACGTAGCGTCAGGCGCTAATTCAACTTCGTCTTGGTTGGTCTGCGTAGCTGTCAACAGCGATAGGAAGAACCGATACCATTCACGGCTAATCGCGCCTGACCGCTCGTCTATAAAGGCGACGCGCGGCGGCGTTAGCTGTGTAGGGTTGATCGGCGAATACGCCATTAGGCGCTTGTCCCGCTAAGTATCAGTTCAGCACCCATGACGTAAATCCGTACAGGGTCAGTGCCTGACACTTCGTAGACGCGGTCACGTATCTTCATCGTCGCGCCAAGGCGGCGCCAGATGGTACGATAGCCCGACCGACCAATCTGGCCCATCGACTTCCAGTGTTCGCTAGACCATGTGTGGCCGCCATCATCCGACCAGCGCAGCATAGCTTGCGGATTGCTGCCTTGGCCGTTGTTCAGGCCCACGCCTGTTTCGCAGTCAAGCTGCATGGAGTGCTGGATAGTACGCGCGAGGTTGTTAGCGCCCGTCGGCAGCGCGCGCCACGACCGCAGCCATTTCTGCGGTGCGCCATCGTCAGCGTACACGGTGAGGTCGAACGAATAAATCTTGCCGGTCTGGTAGTCGCCCACAACCGTAGTGGCGTTGAAGAACATCTGGCTGCTGGCGCGGTGACGATTAAACTGGCCGTTCTGGAACGACGCCCGCTCATGCCATGCGCCGGTGGCGACATCGTACACCCATGTGGTGTTGGCGGTGGGGAAGTTCAGGACGTAGAAGCTGTGGCCGTCTTGCTGATATGTGTAGCCGGTCGCATCCGAGATGTCAGCATACTCTTGCATCTGCCATTCGATAGCGTGCGTAGACACGCGCTGACCGATGTAGCCAGCGGCCTTGTAGACGATCCCTTGACCGCGCGCATCCTTGCCTAGCCAATAGACTTGGTTGTCCATCTTGGCGATGCTGTACGGGGCAGCGCAGCCTAGTTCGTTGAACGCACCTTGGATACGTGTCAGCGGGAAGTCGAGCAGCCCTGCGTCATACCAGACTTCGGTAGAGTTTGTGCCAAACACCCAAACTTCGCGGTGGTCAACAAAGATAGCGGCTACGTTGTCTGGATTGCCTTCGGCGCTGGCAAACTCCAGCGGGTCAACAGACAGGCCGTCGAGCAGCGATGTCACCCAAATCTTTTGGCTGTTGGGTTCGTTGAACACAAAATAGCCGTCGATGTAGCCGACCGTGCCAGCGCCGGGGAAGTCAGGATCGGTGATCTGCTGGAACACGTCGGTGCTGGCGTTGTAGATGTAGCCTAGCGGGTTAGCAGCGATGAATAGCTGCGTGCCGTTGTCAGCCATGCTGACAGGGCCAGAACCGCCCACAGTGCCTTTAGCGACAGCGTTCCAGTTGTTGTCTACCTGAAACAGCGTTGGGCCAGAGACGACATAGCCGTAATTGCCATAGGTCCACATGCCGCGGATCGGACCAACGCCTATAGTCGCAAGAGCAGTCAGCCCCGGCGCGCGCTGAAGAAACGCTGGCTCCTTGCCGCCTTCAGGGACAATCTCAGGGAACAGGTTAACCATACGGTTGTCGGCGGCGTTGACGCTTCTAGCGACATACGCCGACCCAAGGATCGGCGTCTTCATTAGTAGTTCCCGGCGTAGATGTTGAACCGCTGACGTGAAGCAATCAGGCTGTACGGTACCGACATGATGTCATCAGGATTGTTGATGCGCTTGATGTTACGCTTCGACGACATCGCCAAACGGCGGACTTGCGATGAAGGCTCCGTGCCAAACTCAGGTGCCATTTCGCACGCCAAGTTATAACGGAACGCACGCAGATAGCCGGGCGGGAAATGTAGTTGCGTTGCCAGCGTCGCAGGCTGCGTCAGTTCTTCAACCGAAATGAAATGCCATGTCAGGTCCGCTGTGGGGCGCGGATAGATAAACATTTCAATGTCAGGGTACGTCATGTTGACGAAAATAACTTGCGGAAATGTCGATGTGACGGACTTGACCGCGATACCGTTATACTGCTGCTGGTTGATAAATTTGATGCCGTAGCTGACGCCGGTGCCGGGCTGGACGAAGTACGTCGATTCATCAAGCAGGACAGGGCGGTTGCCGACGAAGTCGCCGGAAGGCCCAAGCGTGCGCGATATTTGCCCTGCGGGCCATGTGAATATTTGGTCTTGTGTTGCAAAGACGGACAGGCGCTCTGTGTTCCAGCTATCAATCATCTGGTTCATGGCGCGCAGTGCGTCTTGCGATGTCTCAGCCGATGGAACTTCGCCTTCTGCCAGAACGCCTAGCAGCCTAAGCGATCCGTTAATGATGTCCCCAGCCGTTTCCATTGGTTAGTCTTCCTGCGTTGTGCGGCGGCGACTATTGCGCGCCGGCATTTCGTTTACTGATGCCTTTGCAGGCTCTTCAGGATTATAGCGTTCCCAGCCGAAATCTTCATCAGAAATCGCTTCTTCTTCTGAAATAGCGACTTTTGCGCCGTGGACTTCGTGAACAAGATAGATGACAGCCATAGAAACTCCGTAAAATGGACGGCCCGAAAGCCGTCCACTATATTAGCTGATTGCCATGAACTGCCACTTGGTGCCGTCCGAGTAGAACAGCTTGCCACGGCCAGTTGCATTGGTTGTGATACCAAGCGAACCGACAGGGGCCGAAGTGGTGGTCGAGTTAGCGGTGATTGCAGTGCTAAGGATATAGACGCCTGCACTTGCGTTGCTGGCTACAGCGCCGCTTGCGGCGGTTGAAACAACCGAACCTGCTGAAAGTGAACTTACAACGGCGGCGCCGGTAACGGTAACGCTTTCAAACTCAGGGTCGGCGTAAGCAACGCCTACTGCTTTAGTATTGGGCATGTTATTACTCCTGAAAATGGGCGGCCCGAAAGCCGCCCAAAATTAATTACGCAACAACAGCAAACTGCCACTTAGTGCCATCGGAAATGAACATCTTGCCAAGTCCGGTTGCGTTCGTGGTCACGCCAATCGAACCCGCAGGGGCGTCGGTTGTCGTGCTGTTTGCCGTTACGGCAGTTGTAAGAAAATAGATGCCTGCGCCCGATGAAGCTGTAAGGATCGAGCCGCCGAGCAGCTTGGCTGCATCAACGTTGCCATCTGAAACCTGATAGGCGGAACCGCCATTTGGTAATGCCATGATAAATCTCCTGAAAAGTTATGGCCCCCGGCGAACCGAGGGCCATGATTAAATTAGCCCCACATCCGAACGGCCATTTGCGGACGGATCGTGCTGTAGCCATACAGAACGTCAATACGGCAAGGCATACGGTCGTTGTTGATGTCGTACTGACGAACAACGCGCAAGCTGATGCCGTTGTGTACCTGACGCGAAGCCATATCTACGCCTTGTGGGAGCAGAAGGTCGGCGGTTGCGAAGGTGATGGCGTCCTTGTGGTAGATGAGGTTCTGCGCGTATTGCGAAGAAGCCGCACCAACGAACACTACAGCTTTGCTGTTGCCGGGCAGTGTGTTGACAGTGGCAAGAGCGTGAGCAGCCGAGTAAACAGGTGCAACAGTGATGTTGCCTGCACCAGAGCCGTTGAGCGTGACGTCAGCCAACGCAACGAACTGGAACAACGAACCTGTGCTTTCACGGGTCTGTGGGTTAACTGCAAAGCAGTCAGCTACAGTGAACACGTCGCCGGCCTTGACAGTAGCAGCCGCGCCAGCGCCAGTGATGGCGATGGTGGTTGCACCTTCTGTCGTAACAGCCGCCGAAGTCGTGCCGCCGGTTGCAGTACGCGAACCAGTGGTGAACTGCTTGATGGACTGCGACATATTGATTTCGTCGAAACCAAGTACGCCTGTACCCATCATGCCGTTCTTGAACTGCTTGCTGATTGTGTCGGTTGGGTTGAATAGACCCTTCATGCCTTCGACCAAGCCAGCGTTTGCGGCTGGGTTGACAGTGGCATAACGTGGCGACATCACGGCAGCATTTTCGTTGAGCTTCTGCTGTGCAGCAAGAAGAACAGCCGAAGTAGCTGGCGTAGTGCCGGGCGTGCCGACCGAGTTACCGATGGTTGCGTAAGCGTTGGCAACGTCTGCGTCGATGCTGGATGC